CTCAAGATGCAGAGCATATCGACGCGACTCGGTATCGTGGTCAAGTGCAGGGAGCGAGCGTAGGAATCGGGCTGGAAAAGATTGTCGAGCAGGTCGGCGGCTACAAGCTGCGGGACAACGCCCGAATCTATTACTTGCCGACTGTGCGGATGGACCGCTGGGCTGAGGTCGCCGCGAAGTTCGAGTCGCTTGGGATGGTCTTCTTTCGAGCCAACTGCCCGGCTGACAGTGAGACCGCCGCAGCCGTGGCCGATAATGCAGCCGTCGAACTGCGAGCGAAGTACGAGCGACTGCTCGCCTCGATAGCTGCTCAGGATGCGAAGCTCGCCGCGAGCGACTCCAGTAAGAACGTTCGGCAGACAGCCAGCCGCAAACGGGAAGAACTGCTGGCTGAACTCGATGCGGTCAAAGCCGAGGCAGCAGGAATCGACGCGAGCTTCCGAGGTCTGCTCAATCTGGCAGGGGAAATCGGCTCAGAAATCGACTCGGCGATGGCTCTGGCAATCCTGACCACGGCCAACTAAGAATTCTTTCCCCAGCAAGAAACCCTGCGTTTTGCGGGGTTTCTGTTTCTTTTCAACTATTTTCCCTGAAACGACCAATCCCCTATTTACTTTCTTCGCTGTTGCGACGATATTTATTCCATCGGGAGCAAGTCGCGACCGAAACAAACGCAAGGAGAAATTAAAAATGGCTACTCTCTCACAAGCAATCGAATCTGCAAACGCTCTTATCTGCTCAGGCCAAGGAATCATCTCAGTCGAAATCGAATTTGTAACTAAAGCCGGAATCAGTTTTCGCGGAATTTGGAACGGCTTAACCTTTGAGCGACTTGAGCGAATTGCAGCAGAGTAACACGGTCCAGACCTGAGAGCCTCGGCAACGGGGCTCGACGGCCTGCATCGTCGCAGGGACTCACAATCACAAACGCAAGGAACAAACGCAATGAACATCACTACCGCAATCGCTGAAGTTAAGAAAGCCGCCGCCGCTGGTCTGCCTGTCCTCCTGCTCGGCTCGCCGGGTATCGGCAAGACAACGGTCGGCTATATCCTCGCTCAGGAGTTAAGCCTGCCATATGTCGAGGTCAGGCCAGCCGAATTTGAAGCAGTAGACTTTCGCGGAATTCCGACTGTCGAGAATGGTCGCACTCGCTGGAACGTGCCGAACTTCTGGCCGGAGTCTGCTTGCCTGCTCAACGTCGATGAGATTACTCAAGCTCCGATGGAGTTGACCAGTCCGCTGCTCAAGCTGTTTCTCGGCGGAGCGATTGGCGACTACAAGTTGCCAGAGGGAACGGTCCTGATGGCGACCGGCAATCTGGTCAGCGACCGAGCCGGATGTTCGCGACTCAGCTCGGCACTGCGAGAGCGATGTATCGTCATCACAATCGAGCCAGACTTCGCCGAATGGCGGGGCTGGTATCAAGAGCAGAGTTTCGCCGATGCTGGCCTGCTGGCTTTCCTCGAATCGAACCCGGCGATGTTCAGCAAGTGGGACGCGAAGCAGGATTTCAATCAGCCGACTCCTCGCAACTGGGCTCGGCTCTCGCGGCTCCTGCCATACGAGCCAGAGCAGGAGACCGTAGCAGGCATCATCGGACCTGATGCAGCCGCATCGTTCTGCCGATGGCGACGAGCCAACGTCCAGCTTCCGAGCATCGACGCGATTCTCGCCGGGACCGCCAGCCTGCCAGCCAGCCCGGCAATGATGAGCAAACTGGTCGAGCTACTGCCAGCCGTGGCTAAAGCTCGCTGGATTCTTCAGGATGATTCGGTCATGCGGCTCGTCGATGGGATGGACGGGACTTATCAAGTGCAGTTTCTCAAGGCAGTCGCCAAGCAGCAGCCGAGCTTGCTCAAAGAAAAAGAGTTCAGCAAGCTCGTCAAGCGACACGCAGCGGCAATCGTCGCCAGCCGGTAACCGGCCAGCAGGGGGAAAAGAGCCTTGGAAACGGGGCTCTTTTTTCTCCTGATTTTTTCTGGATTTCCCCTATTGAATAGTTTCGCAATCCCGATAATAATCTAGGACAGGCAAGCGAAGACCGCGAGCCAGACAACGCAAGGAGAATCAAACGTGAACAAAGCCGAAATCGCCCTTACCAAAATGCTGATGAGCACCGACCCGGCAATCGTCGCCGATGCCTGTGCGATACGATGCCTGAGGCTCGTCGAGACAAAGCAGGTCAGCACCGCCGCGACTGACGGAATCGTCCTGCTGGTTAATCCAGACTACATCGAGACTCTGACCCTCGACCAGATTTGCGGACTGCTCGTCCATGAGGTCTGCCACGTTCGCTTCCGGCACAATGAGCGATTTGCAGATGGCAGCTGGCTCGACCACGACAGGGCGAACAAGTCGATGGACCGCGAAATCAATCCGCTCGTCGTTAGGGCCGGTTACAAACTCCCGCCCGATGGATGCTGGCCGAATCAACTCGGTCTCAGCGATGGCCTGAGCTGGGAAGAATACTACCAGCACGAAGCGAGCAGCGAGCAGCCAAAAGACAAGCCGCAGCAGGATAAGCCAGAATCGAGCCAGAGCGACGACAAGCAGAAGGGCGGGTCTCAGGACGAGCAGCAGGGGGAAAGCTCGCCAGACGGTCAGCCAGAGCCTCAGGACGGCAATCAGCCGGGAGAGCAGTCTGACGGTCAGCCCGGCTCTGTAACTGATGGCGTACACTGTCCCGGCTCGCTGGCGAAAAAGTTCGCTCCTGAAGTGCTTGGTCAGGACGACCCTGAAGAACTAGCCGAGGAAGTCGCTCAGGCAATCGAGGACGCAGCCGAGCAGGGGAAGATTAAATCGCCGGAAACGTTTCGGCATCAAGCAGGGACAAGCAGCGGCTCGCAGTCGCTCAGCGGAGAGTTAATCGTCGCAAGCGATTGTCGCTGGCAGGATGTGGTCATTGAACTGGTCGCATCGAGGGCAAGCGGAGAATCAGTCGCAGACTGGAGCAGGCCGAGCCGGCGCTCAATTGCTCAGGGAGTCTACCGGCCAGCCCGCCGCAAGGTCAGCGGGTTCCGTCTGGCTCTAGTCCTCGACGTGAGCGGCTCCTGCATCTGCTATTTCAGCCACTGGCAATCGATGGCTCGCGAACTGGTCGAGGCGATTCCTGAGATTCGCGAAATTGATATTTACTATCACGACACGGCAGTAACTGGCCGCGACGAGTGGAATCGCAGCAGCGGCGAGGAGGTCGCGATTGCGGCTCAGGGCGGAGGCGGCACAGACTTTCGCTCAGTGCTATCGGAGGTCGAATCGACAGACGTTGACGGGGTAATCCTGTTTACCGACTCAGAAGGGCGATGGCCGAGCCGGTACTCGCTCGACTGCGTGACGGTTCAGCCACCGGGAAGCTATGAACAAAGCCCAATCGGCAAGACAGTAAGAATCGCGAGCTTCAGTTGATGAGGCTGCTCGATACCGGGCAGGGAGGCGTACCCTGCTCGGAATCGTATAGCTTCGCACGGATGAGAATCACACACACAGGAGACCGAAAAATGAAAGGCACGTAATGCTAGGCAACCAACTCTACGGCGTACAAGCAGCCGCGAAAATGCTTGGAGTCAATGCTCGGACTGTGCAGTATGCACTGAAGCGATTCAAGCGAGGGCGGCGACTACCAGTCGGAACAACAGGGCGATTTGTCCTGATGCTGACGAAACAGGATGTGGTATTTCTTGACAAAAACTTACGAAGGAAAGTAGGCAGACCATGCAAGAGCAAGGAAAAGCAACCGGAAAAAAAGGAAGCCTGACGATGACGCTGACAGCGAAGAACGCAATCGTTCTGCTGCTGCCGAGCGGAGAGACTATCGAGGTTTGTTTTTCAAATCAGTATTCAAAGAAAAATCGCAAGGCTGGAATCACGATTAAGGCTGGCCGCGACATTTCAATTTATAGGACAGAAAGGGAATCAAATGAAGTTCGCCGAAGCGACCGCACTGTTTAGCAGCAACTTCGACCAGCTCGAAATGCTCGGCATCGAGATTGTCGAAAAGGCGCTGAGCGATGATGACAAGGGAAATGAAGCACTTGACCGAGTAGTCAATCTGTTTCTGAGTCTGGATAAGGCAAGGGCCGAGGCAATGGCAGTCCGAGATACTCAGGCGGCACTGGCGGCTCTGTTCGGGCTGATTGGCATCGGCTCGATTCTTGGAAAGGTTATCGAAATGCACAGCGGAGAAACAGACGATGAGTGAGCAGGAGAAAAAGCGACAGCACCTTTCGGCATCGCAAATGGAAACGTTTGCAAAATGTCCTGAGAGCTGGCGGCGCAGGTACATCGAGCGAGAAATCATTCCGCCGAAACTGGCGATGCTCAAGGGCTCAGCAGTTCACAGCGGAGCGGAGCATAACTTCAGGCAGAAGATTGATTCGCACGAAGACTTGCCGACGACTGAGATTATCGATGCGGCAGTCGCGAGCTACGAAGCTAAGCTCAAACACGATGGTTATCAGCTTCAGAGGGACGAGACCGAGCAGTCAGTCGGCAAGACGAAAGACCTCGTAGCACTGATGGCCGCAGGTCACGCGATGCAGCAGGCTCCAGACTATCAGCCTGCCGAAGTTGAAAAACAATTTCGGCTGGAGCTTCCGGCTATCTCGCACGACTTGGTTGGAGTCATCGACCTTGTAACGACTGGCGGCGATGTGGTTGATTTCAAAACGTCAGGCCGCTCGATGAGCCCTGCCGATGCTGAGGTCTCGACACAGTTGACGGTCTACGCTGCGAGCGTCAATCCAGATGGCGAGTCTACGGTCAAGCTCGATATTCTGATTGAGCCGACAACTCGCAACCCAGTGCGGCGGCAGTTAATCGAAGCGAAACGAGACAAGAGCGACCTGCCGATTCTGGCTAAGCGAGTCGCGATAGTCTCAAAGACAATCGACGCAGGGCTCTTTCCTCCTGCTGCGGTTGGCTCTTGGTGGTGTAGCGAATCGTGGTGTGGTTACTGGTCGACCTGCCCGTATGTGAACAGCGAGCGTATCGCTGCGAGCAGGCAGGTGACTGAGGCAATGAAAATTTTGGAGGAGAAGTAGAAATGAAAGAGCAAGAATTGATTCCGGCTGATGTAAAACCGGCAACCGATTATCAGCTTATCAAGATGGAAAACGAATCGCTGATGATGGCAGCGCAGGTCAGGCCGCGAAACAATAAGGCAGTCATGCAGGAGCTGCTCGACCAGATTGAGGCGTATCCATCGTTTGCCGAGTCGGTGATGTACGCCAAGCCAATCGGCGCGGACAAGTCAGGGCGTATGCAGTACGCTCGCGGCCTGTCGATTCGCGCGGCTGAGGCAATCGCGGCGGCTTGGGGATACAACCGCATCGAGCAGACAGTCGAGCCGCTGGATGATGACCGGGTTCGAGTTACGGCGACCTTTACAGATTTTCAGTCAGGCCGAATCTGGCGAGACTCTGGCATCGTCTCGAAGTGGTATCGGTCGCGAGGCGGGCAGATGACCAAGCACAACGACGACCGCTTTTACAACGTCATCCTGAAAGCAGAACTCAGCAAGCGAGTTCGCGAAGCAGTCATGCGAAGCGTCCCGCCCGGCGTTCGCTCTGAGCTTCAGTCGCTGGCCGAACGAATGGTTGCCAAACTGCTCAGCAGCGAGACGGTCGAAAAGATTGTAAACAGTTTTCAAGGCATCGGCGTTAGTCTTGCTCAGCTTGAGAATCTGCTCGCCAAGCCGATTGCTCAGGGCTGGACGACAGACGACCGCATGACTTTGCAGCAAGTCTACACGGCAATTAGAGACGGCGAGACTACGGTTGGCGAGGCGTTCGGCGTAGCACTGGCCGAGCGTAAGACTGAAGCCTCGTCGCTGGCTCAGGCAGTCGAGGAGGTCGCTCGATGATTTTCGATAACACGGCAGGCGACAACAGCCGCAATCGAAAAGTCAGCAGCAAGGACGTTCGCGAAATCAGGCGAGCATTTGCTGCTGGAAAATGTCCAAACAAGTTAGCAAAAAAGTTCGGCATACATCGAGCGACCGTGATGAACATCGCGAAGCGAAGATGCTGGAAGTCAGTCGAGTAGAAACCCCCAGTTGCGGTCGCCAAATATCAACCAGTCCCGGCGATGCTCAGGCAGGGTACTTAAAGCCCTGCTGTTTTTCACAAACGTTTTATTGAAAGAAATATCGATGACTGTATTAGGGAAAACGAAAGCTGTTCGCGACCTCGAACAACTGGAGACAGAGATTAACACCGAAGCGTTTGAGGCGTTCTATCACATCGGCCAAAAGCTGCTGCGAATTAAAACGGAACGGCTATACGAATCGGCAGGGTTTAAGTCTTGGTCGCAGTACTGTGCAAGCGGACGGATTGAGTATCAAAAGTCTCAGGCGGATAGATATATCCGTGCTTCTGAGTTGAGGCCAAAACTTGGGTACTCGGGTACCCATGATTGGAGCGTCAAAGAAATTCTCGAACTTACAAAATGCGAGACCGACAACGACGCTAAACGTGTGGCAAAAAAGGCAATTGCAACGGCGGCGAAATCCGGCGAACGGGTGACGGCACGCTTGATTGCCGAGATTCGTGACGGAGTGGAAGAAACAGGACGAGCAGTAGAGAAGCTTGATAAGCGTCTGTCGTCCGCCTCTCTTGAATCGCATCTCGACAAGCTGGCTGACATTCTTGTTGACTGGAAGAAGTCACTTGAGCAAGTTGCCTCAGAGCAATGGGATGAGGTTCCGGTACGAATTTTGACGCGCGTCAGACGTGAAGCGGAATCGCTTACCTCTTTTTTGAAAGGTTAATGTTATGGCTATTACTCCTAACGCATCTATGTCGGATGTTCTACAAGCAGCAGGAATCGAAGTCGATTCACGCGGCAACTACCCAGCTAAGCAGTACCGAACGTGCCTGCATATGGCTGCTCTGTTTGCCGCTGTCGATTCAGCACTGCGCGCTAAAGATAAGGAGATTGCCAGACTGCAGGATTCTCTTGCTGCTTCCTATCGAGATAACAGCAAGCTAGCCTCAGACAAGGCAGACAAGGTCGAAGAAATCGGGAAGCTCAAAATTGACAAGGTTCGTTTAGCTTTGGAAACAAATCCAAACCTCTCGGAAATTGAGCGAAAGCGATTGATTGGCTAAGGCTGAAAAATTGAGACAGGCATAACTTGAAACGCAGTGCCCGGCTGCGACCTGTCGACCGGGCTTTTTCATAGGACAAAACACAAATGGCAAAACGCAAAAACTTTCCGCTGTATCCTGACGACTGGCTCGGCGGCACGACGACGATGACCGCAGCGGAGCGGGGAGTCTATATCGACCTGCTCTGTGCGAGCTGGAGCAAGGGCGGGCCGCTGACCGACGAGGAGGCGATGGCCGCTGGCAGGCAGGAGGCGGAAATCGTCCGCTCAGTTCTGGATAAAAAGTTTCACCGAAACCCAGACGGAACACTCCAGAACAACCGGCTTGAGCAGGAGCGGCAGCGGAAACCCAGCCAGACCCGCAAGAAAGCCCCTAGAATCAATTCTGGCGAGCTTTTGCCGATTGAAGGGCTGGAAATACCCCAGACCGGATTGACGCTGCACAGACCGGCTGAGCCGCCCCTGCTGATATTCCCCTGTCGAGGGGAGCCTAGTAGCTGGGCATTGACCGCCGAGCAGGTCGACAAATGGCAGCGGCTCTACCAAGGGCTGGACGTGCTGGCCGAGTGCTCAAAGGCTCTGGCATGGGCTGAGGCGAACGGCAGCAAGACAGCAGGAGGCATGACTAGGTTTCTCGTACAGTGGCTGAACCGGGCAACGAACAGTTCAGGCGGCTCAAAGGCTCGGTCAGAGCCCAAGACATTCAGGCAGGTCGATGCAGATGCAAAGCGGCGGATGCTGGTCAAGCTCAAGCTAGAAGCAGCCGGGCTCAATCCTCGCGATGCGGAGCGGCTATCGAATCTTGACGAGGCATCGGCACTAAAGGAAGCAAAGCGACTAATGCAAACACAGACGGCAGTTATAACTCAGGAGGAAATTCCGTGGTAAATTTAATCGACTTGGTTTCTCAGCTTTTCGCTGCTTATGGCCGCGATGCAAACGAGGAACATTTGCGAGCGTACATTGCAGTCCTTCGGCATCAGCCAAACGAGTATATCGCCAAAGCGGTAATGGAAGCGACGAGCGGCGGCTTCGAGCGATTGCCGACGACGAGCGAGATTGTCAAACTGGCTCGCGAAATCGAGACGGTCGAAGGTCAACAAGGGCAGCGAAACAGGAATCGCCATTCCGAGTTCGTGAAAGACTGCTATGAGAAAGCAGTCAAGGCAGGCTGGAATTTGGCACAGCGCGACGAGCTAATGGAAGTCTGCGATGCGGCAATCAACAAGAGAACCGGCGAGATGAGGCTGACGTTTCAGCAACTCGAAACAAAAGTTTCTGAGCTGGTCGGAGCTGTAAATGATTATCGCCGCCGCTGCCTGACGGCTGAAGAAAGAAACGAGCCGCAGCCGAGCGAGAAGCTGGAGCGATGGGCTTGGGCAATCGACGAACCAGAGGGTAAAGAATGGGACCCAAAAAAAGAATCGTTGTGGGAGCATATCAAGCGACTATTCTGACGGAGCGAATAGCAATGCAAGTAAGTGTAAGAGTCGAGCATTATCTTCCGACTGGTTATGCCTGCGTTTCAATCAAGCAAGACGACGACATGATGAAGCGAGTCGAGCTGTATCTCAACAGGCCAGAGAAAGAGTGCGAGCGAATGATTCGGAAAGTAATCAGGCAGATGGACAAGTTCGAGGTCGGGCTGCATATGACTTGCTGGACGATACATAAGCTCGACCAGTTCGTCGCTGAGCAGCGGAAATGGGACAACGAGAAATGACTAAAAAAATTAGCTTCGTGGAGTTCACTCGTCTATTTGCTGGATGCGACGATGTATATTTGAAACTTGTTGATTTGCCAGAGATGACATATCGCGGCGAAATAATCAAAAGCGATAAAGTTGTATTGCGTTTTGATTATGAGCTTTTCTTTAATTGCGAATATCTACCGGCTCGCTTGTTCTGTTTCAAAACAGAAACTCAGATAACAACTGAATACTCCTGCGGCGTGCGAGTCGTTGCGCTCAAAAAAGCATGGCGAGAGACTAGGCTGACGCTGGTCGACGTTGATACGGCAATCGAGATTGAGCCGACAGAAAAAAATGCGTTATTGTTTTTAGAGCAGTTGGCAACAATAGAAGAGGCTAAAATTGCATCGCAGAAAGTTTAATTTCAAGCGGCGGGAAAAAGGCAGCAAGACAGAATACGAAGAAGCATGGGAGACGATGCTCAGGCTGCGGGATGATGTTGACCAGTATTTTTTTGAGCGAGTAAAGCTGCGGCTGGCTGATAATACTTACTACACGCCGGACTTCATGGTTTTTCTAGTTAGCGGCGAAATTGAGTTTCACGAAGTCAAAGGCTCTTGGAAAGCACCGGGGCAAGACGACAGCAAAGTGAAAATAAAAGTTGCCGCAGAGTCGAATAGCTGGGCGACCTTTCGTAGCATCGAGCTGAAAAAGATTGCAAAGAAAAACGGCGGCGGTTGGCAGGTAACGGAGAAAGTATTTTGAATTGGAAAGATTGCTGGTGCGAGTCCAGCCGGGAGAGCGATGCAATTTCTAATAGACAAATCTCAAAAGGACGTTGAGCGCAAAAAATGTTTGCATCCTTTATTGGTTGCAGGCCAATTGCTTACTCCATTGACGAGGTACACAAACGCCGGAGGAGTGTTTGCAATTGACAACGGGGCATTCAGTGGATTTAAAGCAACTGAGTTTCAAGCGTTATTAAAGCGAGAGCAATCAAATCGGCATCGCTGCCAATTTGTTACGGTTCCAGACATAGTAGCCAATGGACGAAGGACATTAGAGGTATGGAAGTATCGTGAGCGGATTGTGCGAGGCTGGCCGTTGGCATTGGTTGCGCAGGATGGAATGGAGGATTTGGAAATACCGTGGGGAGAAATGAAAGCAGTCTTTATTGGCGGCGGAGACCCGTGGAAAGATTCATCGGCGGCAATTGACATTGTAAAGACAGCAAAAACGCTAGGGCTTCATGTCCATGTTGGCCGCGTAAATACGGCTAAACGATTCAAATTGTTTGCATCAATCGGCGCAGATACTTGCGATGGCAGTGGAGTAGCGATGTACGACCATATGCTTGACGATATTGCAAAAGAATTGAACAGGGAACCAGAACCAACACTTTTCGACAGAGAGGATGAATATGCAACCTGAAATTGAAACAAAACATAAACAAACGTGGCGATATGAAACCGACGAGTTTATGGGTACGTGCGTCATTGCTAAAGACGAAATGACTATCAAGTTTGTATTTGAAACAGATGGCAGGCAGTTTTATGATGTTCTAAAAATAAACAAAGTGATTAACGATGCGCTTCTTGTTCCGGTGTCGGTGGAAGGAATGGCTGACTTGTTGACTGACGCATTTCCTACTTTGACAGTCACGGCCTCAGGTCGTGCTGTATCTCATGGATGGATTACGGCAACAGTCGAGGCTCGACAATAATTTTTTCGATAACAACATCCTATTTGGCGCGGAGGTTAGCGAATGAGCGTGGTCGACTGGCGAGAGGCACAGAAATGACTGAGCAGGAAATCCGCGAGCTATACGAGGAGCGACTGGCAATCATGCTCGAAGGTAATAACAAAGATTTAGACTGGTTCGATACGGCTGACCTGACGAAGCGAATAACTCGCGCGGCGTACTTTGACACGAAGCGGCAAATCGGCGATGAGAAAATGCCTGCTGACCTCTGGCCGGACAGGCAGGCAATTGCCGAGCCAGTTCAGGCGATGCGGCGCAAGGTCGAACATATCGACTTTGGCTTCCTGAAAGGAATCATCAAAAGCAATCCTCGCGGACTGCCGAGCAACGTCGATGGAGTCTACGAGCGATTCGGCCATTTTCTGTTTCTGGAGTTTAAGCGACCGGGCGAGCAAATATCGCAAGGTCAGTCGATTCTACTTCGCGCTCTGGCCGCGATGCCTCAATCTCAGGTCTGGATTATTACCGGCAACTTCGAGCCGGGTGAAATCTATTTTGAGTCGTGCGAGCTGCTGATGCCAAACGGACTGAGGCAGGAAATCGCAAGCAGCCTTGAGGTAATGAAAATCAGAATAAATACTTGGCACGACGAGAAGAGTCGCTAGAATCGATTTTGCGTTTGTGTGATAGAGCCACGGATGGCTCGCTTTTCTAAGTATTCCAAACAGGCGGAAACAGAATGAACGTGCTGCAAATCATTGCAATTATCAAGCTGCTGATTGAAAGCAAAGAAGAAATTCTTGACCTCATCAAGCTGATTCAATCTCTCTTCGCTGCTCAAAACTTGATTGGAGCCGATGCGGACGCTACCGTAATTGGTGACTCCGCGAGCTATCCGGTTCTCGCAGCAGCCGTAAACGGAGCTGGCATGAACTGGGCTGAGTTCGTCAAGCTGCTGATTGATAACCTCGATGAAATCAAAGAGCTGGTCTCTTCAATTCTTGAGGTTCTCGAACTGTTCAAAAAGTGAGAGACTAGGCTTCACTCCTCGCCAGTCGTCACTGCCAAGCAGCCTGCGGAGCCAAACCGCAGGCTGTTTTTTTATTGGGACAGAATGAAAAAGATTCTCGCTTTCCTGATTGCCGGACTACTCTGCTCGCAGTCTCTGGCACAAATCAAAACATCAACGACCGAGAAGAAAGCCTTGCTCGGCGTGACGAGCCCTGTGATTCAAGGGAACCGCATCTTAGTCGGGGCTGATTCAAACGTCGCGGTCTCGCCTGTCGTTATCCTGACCGTTGAGACAGCTTTTAAGTTTAAGCGGCTTAAGGCTTACAGAAACGGCCTGCGAATCGAGCCTGAGGTTCTGAGCGAAACCGATTATCTCTTTGCAGGAGCAGGAAAATATCGCTGCGAAATTACGGCGTTTGACCCAGAAAAAGGCATCGACGACTCAGAGGTCACGTTTGAAATCGGCGGCATCCCGCAGCCGCCAAAGCCAGAACCAGACCCGCAGCCAGACCCAGACCCAAAGCCGCCAGCAGGGCCGTTTGATTCTCTGGCCGCAAGAGTCGCAGCCATTGCGGCAACCATGCAGCAGCAAGAAAAAACAAAGTATTCGTCGGCGCTGCAAACGGTCGTCGCCAAAATGCAAGCCAAAGAGTTCAGGACGCTCGACCAAGTGACTCGCTATCTTCAGTCGCAGGTGCTTGTAAATCTTTCGCTCAACGCGCTGCTCGAAGATGACGCTAAGGCTCGCTCACTCTCATTTAATGAGGCTCTGGCGTGGTACGGCGAAGTGCTGAAAGGAGTCCGATAGATGAGCGTAGCATCATCAATGCCGATGGGCTGGGGCATGCCGTGGCAATCATTCACCGACAGGCTAGACGACGAGGCAAGAGCCCGCGAGCAGATACAAAAGCTGGCTCCCGCCGCCCTAATGAGACACGCAGCGAAAGAGGTTCTTGATGCCGCAGTTCTGGCGAAGACTCGCGAGCTGATGGCAAAAGACGGAATGGAGGATGGCTTTTCGTTTCTGCATTTACACGAAGCAATCTTCGGTAAACTGCCTGACTGGAAGCCGCAGCTTATCGGCTCCTGCGTTGCGAGCGGCGACAAGGAAACGACCTCAGCTCGTATGCTGGCCGAAGTGTTTCTGTTTCAGCAGGCCGAATCGCTGCCGGGCGGCTTTACCTCGACGACTGACAATGCCTCGTTCTTTGCTCCGTTCAGTTACAGGGCAGGCCGCAAACTGGCTGGCATCAACGGCTCTGGCGATGGCTCGCTCTGCTTGCCTCATATTCGCGGCAAGATGCAATACGGTCATTTGCCCTGCGATGCAGCCGGGCTCGCTTCTGACGACTTCCCTGAGCCTCAGAATCAATCGACCTATCGGCAATGGGGAGCGAGCGACCGCTTTCTAAACGACTTCGCCGCAGCGGCTGGAAAATACAAACTGCTGGAAAGCGAAAAAGTTCGTACGCCTGATGAGATGTGGACTCTGACCGTCGAGCATTTCAAGCCTGCAAACATCTGCTCGATGTGGGCGTTTAAGCGAGGGCCGCAGCATCCGAGCTGGAAGACCCGCGATGGCAAGCCGGTTCATATCTGGGTGCGAGATACTCGGCAGGAGTGGGCTCACAATATGAGCCGCATGGGATACATCAAGCTCGGCGGGCAGCGATACGGAATCGTCAAGAATACTTGGGGGCCATTTCACGATGGCCGAAACTGGTTCGTCATCGACGAGCAGACAGACGAGTCTTGGCTGAGGCAGGCCGAATGTCAGACGGTCGGCGACATTGACATGAAAGACAACTCGTCCGTGTGGCCGAGTTTCAAATAGGTTTGGAGATTTTCTGATGAAACTTTTTGCGTCGATTCTGCTTGTGATTTTATTCTGCGGCGTTGCCGATGCTCAGTCGATGACGAGCGTTTGTGCAAATGGCAATTGCGTGACAGTAGACGCGAGCAATCAGACCGGAGCTTACGAGTACGCTGTCAGGATGAACGGCAACCGATTCTTCAGGCATGACCCGGCGTTCCGTGGGCCTGAGGTAATCTTCAAGAGCAGCGGTCAGGCGACCCCAGAAGAAGCTAACCGATGGTGGATGAACAGCCCGCCGCATCGCCGCTTGGTCTCTGCTGGATTGATTCAGGATGTTCAGTGCGTTGGCTCGGTTTGCGTTGGCAGGGGGACCGGAACCGTCAGCACGACGACAATCAAGCAAACGACTCAGCCGATTCGCAACCTAGCGCCGCTCAAAAGCATTCGCGTACGTTTCAAACGTTGCCGGTAGTTTCAGGTCGTAATCGGACTCGCTCGCCCTGCGAAATATCAGGGCGGGCTTTTTGCATTTCAGGAGCAGCAAAAGTGGTCGAGCAGAAAGAAATCTTGCCGGTACTGGTTGAGAAAGAGCCGTGGTGGATGAGCGTTGTAAAGCAGCTCGGCTTGCCGACATTCCTGCTGCTGATTATGAGCTGGGGCGTTTATCAGGCTGCAATCTGGTTTGGCACAACGATTCTTATACCGTTGACCGACCGTCAATTGACTTTTATCAATCAAGTCGATGAGAGCGTGCAGAAGATGACGACCATAGTCGAGGAGCATCAAAAAAATAATGGCCTGATTGCCCGCGAGCTTGAAGCAATCAATGCCGGAGTAAAGGTGATGAACATCGAGACAAAATCAAACGGCGAGCGGCTGGAGAATATCGAAAAAGTTTTGAACAAAGGGAATCAACAATGACAGTAGACAGATTTCAGCCTGAGGTTATTACAGGGACGATTGCTTCGTCCGGCACGACAAGCGATGCAATCAATCTCTCTGGCTTGCAGGTCGTCGCGATTGATATGCCAGCCGCAGTGACCGGCACGACAATGACTTTTACGGCCAGCACTTCACTCGGCGGAACATACGATACAGTAACTGAGGTCGGAGGCGCATCGACCTACAGCATTACGCTGGCAGCTTCAAAATGGACTGCTGTCGATGTTCGAGTCTTTGCAGGCATACCGTTTCTGAAACTCGTCAGCGGCTCGACTGAAGCAGCGACAAGAACATTCTCTGTAATCTGCCGACCAGTGAGCTAACGATGTCCCTGCTTCTTCTGATGGGTGATTCTGCTCCCAACACCCGCTCCCTATTCGCCAACAACGAAGCCGGTTTGGCTATCGATGTAGGCGACCGGTATGGAGCGTCTGAGAGCAAGCGGACTTGGCGGCGGAATTTGCTGACGTACTCAGAGCAGTTTGATAATGCGGCGTGGACGAAACTTCAATCTTCAGTCACCGCAAACTCAGCGACAGCACCAGACGGCACAACGACCGCCGATTCTTTTATTGAAGATTCATCCACAAATACACATCTGGCACTCCAGATTCCATCAGGTGTACCGACCAACACGACGTTTAGCGTATCTGTCTATGCAAAGCCGAACGGAAGAAACTGGATTCGGTTGCTTGAAAATAATGGTTCAGGCATTGCTGCTTATTTCGATATTCAAAACGGGGCAGTCGGAACTGTACTTGGAGGGACTACTGCAATCACATCGGTCGGCAATGGTTGGTATCGCTGCTCTATCCGTGGTACGACTGGTGCTGCGCAAACATCTATCAATTTTAATATCCGTTTGGCAAATGCTGACGGAGGGGAAAGTTACACAGGCAACGGAACGAGTGGCGTTTTTATCTGGGGGGCTCAAGTAGAACTCGGAACCCCCACCGAATACCAGCCCATCACCGATTTCAACACCGAGTTCAAAGCGGCGTTCCCGACGCACAGCCTGTACGTCGATTCAAATGGCGTGGCTCCATCTGTTTACCCCGGCGACCAAGTAGGGCTGATTCTCGACACGTCTCGCGGTGGGCTGGATTCACTGGGCAGTGAGTTGGTGACGAATGGGACGTTCACCAGTAACACGACTGGATGGACAGCGACGAACAGCACGCTGGCGTCAGTAAATGGCGAGCTTGAAGTAACGGCGACATCATCGTCCGGAATGTACGCCGGGCAAACCGTCACAACGACAAGCGGTAAGTTTTATTTGCTCACTGCGTCGCTGCGGGCTCCAAGTGCTAACACAGGAGTCAATTCCGCCAGAGTCTACATTTATGAAACGGACTCGCTGTCGTCAACGATTCTGATTGGCGCAAGCCAAGCGGTAGCTTCTGAAGATTCGACGCTGACTATCACAAAAATTTTCAGGGCAACTGCTTCGACTGCGTTTATCCAGCTTGGTGTCGGTTCGTCTTTGGCGTGGGGTTCATCGGGTGACAAAGCCTACTTCGACAACATCTCCGTCCGCGAAATCCTCGGCAACCACGCCTACCAGACAACGAGCGGCAGCAGGCCAGCCTTGGCACGGACTCCCGATGGGGGCCGCAGAAACTTGCTGACGTGTAGCGAAAAGTTTGATGATGCGGCGTGGACAAAGCTATTTTCGTCGGTAACGGCAAACAATGAGGCAGCACCAGACGGCACAACGACTGCCGATTTAATGGTCGAAGATTCAACGACCAACGGCAGGTATCTGCAACAATCGTTTACGACAACCGTTCAGAGCTACACCTTCAGTTGCTATTTTAAGCAACCGACATTGAACGCTCGCCGGTACGTTTTGCTTTATCACAACGAAAGCGTTAAAGGTTGGGTGTTTGACATTCAGAACGGCGTGGTCGGGGCTGGCGGAACAAGCGGCGTTACAGCTCCGGCAGCGTACACAATTACCTCGGTAGGCAATGGCTGGTATCGGTGCGCGATTACGATTACCGGCACGGCAGCATCAAACCAGTTTCGCGCGTACATTGTCACCCATGACGGCACAGGCGGCTTGGCAAGCTATGCGGGCAACGGCTCGGGTAGCATGCTTGTCTGGGGGGCGCAAGTCGAAACCGGCTCGACCGCAACCGCCTACCAAAAAGTCGGCCTGACCTCGGACGTAACCGAAAGCGGCAAGCGAGATTGCTGGGGGCTGCTTTTTGACGGCAGCGACGACAGTTTGCAGACGGCCGAAATAAGTTTCAACACTTGGACGCAGGCGACACGGCGGAATTTGCTGGTTGATACGGAGAGTTTTGGGACGAGCAGTTGGACGAAAACAAGCTCGACAGTAACGGAAAATTCCGAAGCCAATCCGATAGAAAGTCTTTCGACAGCCGACTCGATAATTGAAGTTTCTGCTACTTCAGCCCACAATGTGCAGCAAGCTGCTACTTTCACTACAAGTGCTGTTCACACCTATTCTGTCTACGCAAAAGCAAACGGAAGAAACCTGCAATTCGTTATACCTACGGCGGTGGTGACATCAGGCTATGCAAACTTTGATTTGATAAACGGCGTGGTTGGTGATAAGTCGGCAGGTGTGACCCAGCAAATCACTTCTTTAGGAAACGGCTGGTATCGCTGCGCTATCGAATTTACAGCGGCGACAGGTGGTTCGCAAACAATCAATTTAGCTTTAATTACAGCAAGTAATTCTGCTCGCGGCCAATCGTATCTTGGCGATGGAACCAGCGGGATTTACCTCTGGGGAGCCCAGCTTGAAGCCGGAACCCTCACCGACTACCAGCGAGTCGGAACCGACAAGATGACCGTGATGGCGGGGGTGAGGAAGAATAGTGATGCGGCGGATGGCATGGTTTGCGAGCTGACGACAACCGTTAATTCAAATACAGGCTCGTTTTACTTCACAGCACCGGAATTACCTAGTTTTTCTTATGCCCTGTTATCTCGCGGAACGGCAACAGCATCGGCAACTCAACGTGCCAGTTTTGCGACAGCAGCGGGATTAGCACCCAACACCTCTGTGATTTCATCGACGCATGATATTGCTGGAGACCTGACGACAATCAGGCGGAACGGTGTTGCTGGAACAAGTGCAACCGACGACAAGGGCAGCGGCAGCTTCTCTAGCGCCATCCTTTACATCGGGTCTCGTGCCGGTTCATCAGTTCGCTTCAACGGCATCATCTACACGCTCATCATCCGTGGAGCGACAACGCCGACCGGGACGATTGCGGATTTCGAGAAAAATTTGCTACGTCTTCGTGCAGGTATGGGAGCTTTCTAATGAGCCAAACACTTTGGACTTATTCAATCGTGATGATTGCACCAGCCGCCACCAAGGACGGAGCCAACGCGATTGCGGAAGCTCTCGGACATGGGCCGAACAACTTCTCCGCGACGTTATCCAATGACGGGCAAACCATCACGCACTACGGTTGCCGGACACAAGCACAGCAATCATTCGTGGACCTGCTGGCCGGAATGGGGCAAGGTGAGTTTCCGTCAATTGAGGGAGCAAACCCGCGAGTTATTGAAGCGATTCTTGCCAGCCTCATCATCGACATTCAAGACGGGGCAGACGGGGCGACGCATTTTAATCAGGTGCTGGAAACGAACGGGCTAACGCGGTTTGAGCTATCGGAGGAAGTCGACTAATGGCACAAACATTGACGCAGGACGACCTCAACGCCATCGCCGATGCGGTGTGGAACGAAGCCTATAACCAGCACAAGACAGCAGGCACGTTCGGCAAGCTGATGGACCTGCTTCGCAAAAGCAATATGTCAATAGATGGCGAGGTAACAAATTCACTCACACCGACTTCGATAAAGTTTTCAACAAATCTAAGCGGCTATCCATCTTCGGCATTTGCTCACGCTGTTTTGTTATTTGTCAATGGCTCAAGCGTGGCAGAAGAAAATAGCCCCATCATTTCTTACGTTGCAACGAATGGAGTTATCACGCTCGAAGAGCCGCTAACCGCTGCACCAATATCAGGCGATGAGTTTATTATCATGGCCGGGTCGCACGTTCATTCAATTTTAGAGATTGCCGCAGGAGTCAGAGCAGTCGGCGTTGGAGTCAGGGCAACTCAGGCCGATGACGGAACGATAAGCCTTTACGAGGGGATGACCTATAACGGGACAGCGCATCCAAAACTGAGCTTTACAGTTTCAAAGAACTATTCAGCAGCGACCAGCATTACGCTCTCAATCTATCAGCCGAGCAATACGACTACGGCAATCAAGACCGCATCGGCATCGGCAGTAAGCTCGACGCTGATTGAGGTCTCGACCTTCGAGGCGACCTTTACCCCATCGCTGACCTACTCAGGCAACCCGCTGACGGCTGAGCTACGATACAGCCTGATTGCAAGCTGGGCAGGCTCTCTTGAGACCATCGCGACCGGGCCGCTGTTCGTCTACGACACGCCGCCGACGAGCTGAGCCTGATGGCTTTTTGACAAGTAGTTGTTGCAAACCTACAATCCGTGGGCGTGGAAGGGAAAAGGCGGCGATTCTCGCAAGTGAGTGGCCCCCCCCTCTTGCCGGGGTCCTTCCCAGTAGTTTAGCCGTTTCGCGGTTGCGAATGAGACCAGAAAACGTACACACAGTCCCGCGCTTTTGCCTGCCGTTAAACGCTCTAGGTTGACTTCTGGCGAGCTTTCCGGGCCGAATCGATATTCTACTAGGGCAAACCAAATCGCTCGTTAAAACTCAATTCTGGGGGCAGGGGGAAATCATGCAGATTCGAGACAGAATTAAAGAGCTTCGCCGAGTACCAGCAAGCCAGCTCAGGCCAAACCCAAAGAACTGGCGAACGCATCCTCAGGAGCAGGCTGACGCTTTGCGAGGAGTTCTGGCCGAGGTCGGTATCGCCGATGCCTGTATCGCTCGCGAAATGCCAGACGGCTCACTGATGCTGCTCGATGGTCATCTCAGGACAGAAACGCTTGGCGGCGAGCTTGTGCCGGTTCTGGTTCTCGATGTGAACGAAGAGGAAGCGGATAAGATTCTCGCGACTCTCGACCCGCTGACTGCGATGGCAGGTTTAGATAATTCAAAACTTGAGAATTTGCTTGACGGTATTGAATTTGAAAACGAAGCAATCAAGCAGATGATGAACTCGCTTGAGCCGATTGTTTTGCCGGATGAACCGAAAGAGATTATCGAGGACGAACCGCAGGCCCCACCGGTTGAGCCAATTACGAAACCGGGCGACCTGTGGATTCTTAATGAGCATCGTTTGTTGTGCGGTGATTCGACAAACAATCAAGACGTTAAACGCCTCATGCAAAATCATCTATGGCAGCTCGCAGCTACTTCGCCTCCTTACAATCAGGGCAATTCACATTCAGATGGTTTTATCCATACGAAAGGAGGTCAAACATCCAAAGGCGTTAAGTTGTACGAAGATGCAGGCTCCGATAATTTGAGCAAAGAAGATTATTTTCAGTTTTGCATTGACATCTTAAGCGTTATGGCTCAGTTCGCAGACAAAGAATCCAATGCTGTTGCATGGAACGTTGCATATAATGCAAAAAGCCGTTGCGATTACGGTAGAATTGTTTTTTGCGACAAAAATCCGTTTAAGGTTCAAGAAACAATAATCTGGGACAAATGTCACGCAATCAATCTGCCGCAGGTTAACATTTACTCCAGACGATGCGAATTTGTTTTTGTAATGTCGAATAGCGAGAAATACAGAACGAGTCAAGTTTATAACGATTGCCGTTGGAATTATTGGCAGATAAAAAGTGCTGGCTCTCAAATTACAGGAGAGTCAGTTGAGCACAGAGCTGCATTTCCAGTCGGTTTAGCCGCAAGAATGATTTCAGACTTTTCTTTGTCTGGCGATATTGTATATGAACCTTTTCTTGGTTCAGGCACAACGCTAATTGCCGCCGAGCAACTAGGCCGCAAATGCTACGGAATGGAAATTAGCCCGCAGTATTGCGACGTGATTGTAAAGCGGTGGGAAACATTCACCGGCAAGAAAGCTGAGCTATGCAGGAGCAAAACGACGACCGGCTAATGGCTCGCGTTCTACAACAACGATGGCCTACGCAGGCGTCATATCGCGAGCGATGCATTCTGCGAATGATGCAAATTTTAGAGGACGTCAAAAGTTCTCCTCGCGAAAAGGTGATGGCGTTTAAGGCGATACTAGCAGCCGAAGCACAAAACCAAAAAGATGAACATACTGCCGCCTTACAGTCAGACCGAAATCGATTTCTTGAGGTCGCTCAGCAGCTCGGCATTGGCGCAGATTTTAGGCTCGTTGGACAAGAGCCAGCAGGTGCAAATCATGTCGGCGCTGATGGGTCAGAGCGACGCGACGAAACAGCAGTCGAGCGATATCGAGCGCAAGCGGACGATGAGGAGCAAGGCGGCTGAGGTGTTTATTCCAGCACCGGCGGATATCAATCGTCGCCGGGCCTGCCTTGCTGACCCTGAGCGATTCCTCAAAACATACGGCAAGCAGATTTTCTACAATCCATTTGCGACTCATCATCGGGCAATGATTCGGGCTATCTGGGAGCGAGCCAAAACAGGCGGCGACAAAGCGATAGCGGCCCCTCGCGGTGATGGCAAAACGCAGATTGCTCTCTGGATGATTATCGCTATCTTGCTTGACTGTCGAGTTCGTTTTCCGGTTATTATCGCGGCGACTCGCAAGTCTGCTCAGAAGATTTTTAAGCAGATACAGCGGACGTTCGCAAGCAACGAGCTATTGATTGCCGATTTCCCTGAAATCTGTATTCCAGTCCTTGAGCTGGACGGAGCGCCTCAGCGAGCGGCGAAGCAGCACGTTGCAGGCGAGAAGACTCGCATCATCTGGACTCAGGACGAAATCGGGTTTCCTTATGTACCGGGCTCCCCTTACGGCGGTCGCTATCTGACTTACTTCGGGCTTGACTCGGCGATTCGCGGCGTACATTTCAACGGAGTTCGTCCAGACTTCGCGCTTGTCGATGACCCTGAGACCCATGAGGTCGCCAACAGTGAAACGCAGCACTGGCAGATTGAAGAAATGATTGACGGCGATATCGCTCTGCTGGCTGGGCCGGACAAGCAGATGAGCCGAGTAATCCTGACGACAATACAGAATCGCCGCTGCTATTCATTCAGAGCGACTGAGCGAAAGCTCAAGCCTGCTTTCGAGGGCGACCGTTACGGGATGCTGGAGAAATGGCCTGAGCGTAGCGACCTCTGGCAGGAATACATTGCTATTCGTCAGAGGGCTCAGGCTGACGGTGACAAAGACGGTTATATGGCTACGCAGTTCTATCTCACAAACGAAGAAGCGATGCGAGAGGGGGCTGTTATCTCGAACCCGTACAGGTTTGCTAAGCGGTTCAGCAAGCACGGCAATCCTATCGAGGTCGATGCCTTGCAGGCGTTTTTTAATCGCATCGCGGACCTCGGCATGAGCCGAGTCAATGCAGAGCTTCAGAACGACCCAGACATGGAAGAGGCGGCTGAAACTATCGGCCTGACTGCTGGAAAGGTCGCCAGCCGAATCAGCGGGCTTGAGCAGAACGAGTTGCCGAAGTCAGACGGTCAGATATTTGTCGGGCTCGACATTGGCAAATACTTTTCGCACTGGGCAAAGGTCTACGTTCACGGCAATGCTATCGGCCACGTTCTCGATTACGGCATTATGGAAACGCCCGGTATGAGCGTCGAGGTCACGCCGCAGGCTGTTCAGGTCTCGCTGCTGAAGAGCTTGATAGACTGGCGTGCTGATATGCTTTCGAGTAACTCGCCAACGTTCTGCCTCATCGACTCAGGCGACTACACGGATGCCGTTTATGCTTTCATCAGGCAGGTCGGCGGGACTCCGTTCGCAGCGAGCAAAGGATATTCAGCGAGCAAGTTTTTTCCCGGTCAGGCTGGGCCGACTCGCAAACTGTTCGATAATAGCTGGGCCGGTCTGCTGCCTGCCGAGCAGCTCTGGCTCTATCATGTAAATACAGAACACTGGAAGCAGCAGGTTCACGAAAGATTTTCGGTAAAGACTTACAACGAACAGCAGCAGCTTAACGATGGCTCGCTCAGCCTGTTCTCATCGGGCGACCCCAAAAAGCATCTTTCGTTTTCTCATCACATAGTTGCCGAAGAACGCCGCGACCAGTTTGTCGAAGGCAAGGGAATGATTCGCAAATGGGTTCAGACTAACAAGAACAATCACTGGCTCGACGCGATGGCTCTCGCTCTGGCCGCTTCTGGAGTCTACGGTCATCGCCTGATTCAATCGACGATACGCCAGCCGGTTCAGGCTGAGAAGCCAAGACCATCGACGCAGTTTGCAGGCAGTCAACGATTTAAGCAAAGGGAGGGCGGATGGGTTCCGCAGCGAAGATGAACAGAAAGAATCGACGAGAAGACATTCGCAGGCCGCAGCAAGACCCAATACCGATAAAGCCTCGGCAGTTTGTCGCGCCGCCCTGCGCGCTCTGCCAGTCGCACAGGCCAGAGCATACCAACTACAGCAGAATCTACGGAACCGTTACCCATGACTTCGGCAAGGTCCGATATATCAAATGCCATTTCTGCGGCAACTCTTGGACTGTAACGGTTCGCAATTCCGTTGAGGCGGAAAGAAATCAGGAAAGCGGCAGCGAGCATCAAGGCGAAACCTTGTAATTCTTTTTCTCTCGCCGCACGATAGCGGCATGGCACTATCAGCAGAACAAGAACTGACGCTCGTACAGGATGCGATACAAGCCCTGCTTTACGGCGGTCATTCGTCCTACTCTATCGGCGGCAGGTCAGTTAGCAAGCTCGACCTGAACGCTCTTTTTACGCGCGAAGATTTGCTGCTCAAGCGGGTCGCTCGCGAGGCTGGCGGCGGGATGTTTCGGCTCGCAAAACTCACAAGGCCGAACAACTGATGCTCGGTAAAATACTCGATTCAATTATCTCGGCAGTAAGTCCGCAGGCTGGCGTACGCAGAGCGCAGGCTCGCAAGGTTATGCGAGCGTTTGCTGGAGCAGAGCCGAGCAGGCTAAACGCAAACAAGCGACCGAAAAATAACTCAGCCGATACTGAGCTTGGTGGTCCGTTTGGCGCCAATCAAATGCGGGCTTGGGCTCGGATGCTCGTCAGGGATAACGCTTGGGCGTGGGGCGTTGTTGATACGTTTGTCAACTCGGTCATCGGTAAAGGCATCGATATACAATCGGCCTATGAAACAGCAGATGGCGAAGACCTTGAGCAGATAAACGAACGCCGCGATGACGTATGGCAACGCTGGGCTGAGGTCTGCGAAATAAACGGGCAATATACATTTGCTGAGCTTCAGCAAATGGCGATGCGAGAAATCGTCGAGGCGGGCGAAGTTCTGATTCGCATGGTTCCAGTCGATAAAAAGTTTCGCGGAATCTTTCGCCCTGTCCCGCTGGCTCTTGAATTGATTGAGGCTGACCGGCTGGCCGAAGAGCGAGACACGTACAAGGTCGCGACTCGCGAAAATCACAGAATCAATCGTGGCATCGAGCTAGACGAGCTTGGCAGGCCGGTCGCTTACTGGATTTATCCAAACCATCCGACAGACCCTTATCTAAATCGCGGCGAGCCTAGGCGAATCGATGCGGATGAAATTATCCATCTATTCAATCGTCAGAGAGTCGGGCAGACTCGCGGCATTTCGATGTTCGCTCCTTGCGTTAGCTGGATTCGCGACCTCGGCACTTATGTCGATAACGAGCTACAGGCATCGGCTGTTGCCTCATGCTTTACCGTAGCAATTAAAACAGAGGGCGGCATCAGCGGTCTCAATCCGCCTAGCAGCGCAGTCGGCGAGGTCAGCGACACGGACGGCAACCGATATGAGTATCTTCAGCCCGGCATGGTAATGCACCTCAATCCCAATGAGTCGATTGAGTCTGCGAATCCCGGCAGGCCAAACTCAGCAAGCGAGCCTTGGATTAACCTGATGCTTCGTGGCATCGCGGTCGGAACTGGTTTGAGCTATGAGACGGTCGCCAGAGACTACAGCAAAACAAACTACAGCAGCAATCGAGCCAGCCAGCTTGAGGACCGCAGAAGGTTCCGACGATGGCAGCGGTATCTGATTGAGAAACTAAATCAAAGAGTTTGGGATAAATTCTGCTTGTCGGCTGCGATGGTTGACCTTGCGGGATTTCCTAGCGTTGCGGACTTGCTCGACAATCCGCGCAAGTCTGCTCCTTGTGAACATATGCCGCCGAGTTGGGAATGGGTTGACCCGCAGAGCGAGCAGCAATCGAGCGAAGCAGGACTCAAGGCATTTCAGACAACGTATCTCGATGAGCTTGGCAGTCGAGGTAAAAACTGGCGCCATGTTTTTTATCAGCGAGCAAAAGAAGAAAACCTGCTCAAGCAGCTTGGGCTCGTCAGTCCTACGGCAGCGGTCGAGGCTGAAGCTCAAGCAAAGATGGGAGCCGCATCGCAGCCGCAGCAGCCAGTTCAGCAGGCGGCAACCGGCAGCGGCGAAATGATGGGCCTCTCGCGGCTTCAGTGGCAGCGCAATCGCAAAGCAATCATGGACGTGCTTAAAGATGTGATGGCAAACGCAATCACGCAGGCACAGGCCACGGTTCTGCTGAGTGGTCTGGGCTTGAGCGCTGATAACGTCTCGGCGCTGCTCGCTGATGCGGCTGATGGTCAGGTCGAGTCTGTGCCGCAGGAGGCGGGGGCCGATGCCTGAGAAATATGACCACATTGATTTTAAGCCGCCAGCAGGAGTCAGAGCCGAAGCAAAAAAAGGGCTTGAGTGGCGCGACGAACATAACCGAGGCGGCACGATGGTCGGAGTCGCAAGGGCTCGCGACCTGAGTAACGGCAAGAACATATCAGCGGATACGGCAAAGCGAATGAATAGTTATTTCGCTCGCCATGCGGTTGACAAAAAAGGTAAAGGCTGGAGTCCCGGCGAAGATGGCTTCCCTAGTGCAGGCCGCATCGCGTGGGCTCTCTGGGGCGGCGATGCAGGTGAGGCATGGGCCGGAAAACTTGTTCGTCAGATTGAAGCCGCAGACAAAAAAGAAAGGTCGCTGCCAGTGAAGCCAAAGCAAATTAAAAGCTGGAAGTCTGATGAACTGCCGCCGCAGAAAATGATTTTGCGGATGGTCAGCGTTCGCGCTGAAACGGCAAACGCAGAAACAAAATCCGTCGAGGTCGTCGTCGCTAGTGAAAATCCTATCGAGCGATACGACTCAGAGCGAGACTCTGTAATTCGCGAAATCCTTTTAATGGACGGCGTTGAGTTTCGCACTGACAGGATGCAGCTACCGATTGTCGACTCGCATGACCGCAGCACGGTTCGTAACGTGCTTGGCTCGGTTCGTAATATCAGGACCGAAGGGACGCAGCTTGTCGGCGATGCAACGTTTGCCCGCGACTCGGACTCGCAGAGCGCATACGAAAAACTGCTCGATGGTCATCTAACTGACTTCAGCATCACGGCAACGCCGAAGCAAATTACAAGCGTCAGGCGAGGTGAGACCTACAGCCTGCGTGGAGAAATAATCGAAGGTCCGGCTGATATCGTTACGCGATGGATGCCGACCGATGCCTCGCTGGTCGCGGCGGGCGCAGATGAAACCTCAACAGTTCGCGACCTGCGACGAAGTTACTTTATAAACGGAGACGATTTGATGAAACGCGCTTTGACTGAAGAAATGAAAGCGATGCTTGTCGCTAAGGGTATGCCTGAGCAAATTGAAGACCCAGAGCAAGCCCTGACTTGGGTTGTCGGCATGATGAGCGAAGCGGCTGAAGCAGCAGAAGAGCCGGAAGAAATTATGTCGGCTGAGGCTGGCAAAGAAGAAATGAAAGTCGAAGAAACGGTCGCTCGTCCCGGTCATTACGGCGACGAAAAGAAAATGGCTGAGCCAATGGCCGGTGAAGAAGAAATCAAGCAGACCGTTCAACGAGCCCTGAAAGAAGACTCGAAGCGGCGAAAGGAAATTGTTGCACTGTGTTCGGCAGCGAATATCGAGCGTTCGTTTGCTGAGCAACTTTGCGACACTGGCGTCTCTTTAGATATTGCTCGAACCCAGATTTTGGAGAAAGTTCTTATGACCAACCAACCGTTGGGAGCTTCTTCGGGGCGCGAGCGCATCGAAGTGACCCGCAGCTCTGATGACAAGTTTAACGAAGCGATTCGCGATGGTTTGATTAGCCGCGCGTTTCGTGGCGCTGGCCTGCGGACGAGTCCGTTTGCTGGCGGCAAGCCTGCTGAAGGCTCGGAAGAGTTCAAGCATTTTGGCCTGATGCGAATGGCAGAAAAGATTTTGCAGCGTCAGGGTGTGAACACTGACCGCATGAGCAATCGCGATATCGCTCTTGCTGCTCTTGGCTCGCCGAGCGTTTGCAGCCGGTTCAATATCGAGCGTTCGGCCTATCATACGACCGGCACGTTCTCAAACTTGCTGCTCGATGCCGCCAACAAAACCTTGTTGACTGCATACGAAGAAGCTCCGACGACTTATCAGCTTTGGACTCGAACGGCGCCGGCTGTTGCCGATTTTAAGGCAATCAATCGAATTCGTTTTTCTGAAGCTCCTGACCTTGAGGTTGTTCCTGAGTCAAAGCCTTACAAGCAAGGCGTAATGACTGACAGCAAGGAAAGCTATAAGGTCGAGAAGTACGGTGCGATTTTTACCGTGAGCTGGGAGACGGTCGTCAACGACGACCTCGATGCTATCTCGCGGATTCCTGCAATGCACGGCAACGCCGCTCGCCGCAAGGTGAACAAAGTTGTCTATAACGTGCTAACCAGCAACCCGACGATGGGCGATGGCTTCAGCCTGTTCTCAGCTTCGCACGCTTCAGGCAGCAATTATGCCAACGCTTCGGCTGCTCCATCGGTCTCGACGCTGAATACCGCTTTCACGGCGATGATGAAGCAGAAAGGCTTGACCAGCGATGCGATTATCAACGTAACGCCTCGGTTTTTGATTGTGCCGATTAGCGTTTCGGCTGGAGCGCTTCAGCTTGTCGGCTCGCTTGCTGACCCCGGCGCTGGCGGCTCGGCTGCTGGTAACTCCAACAGTTTGAATATCTACGGCCCGAACGGCTCTCGCCCGCTTCAGGTCATCGTCGAGCCTGTGCTGGAAGCCTATAGCACGACCGGCTGGTTTATGGCTGCTGACTACGCCTCAGTCGATACTGTCGAGGTATCGTTCCTGCAAGGTGAAGAGTCGCCGGTTCTTGAGAACGAATGGGACTTCAACACTGACACTTACAAATACAAGGTTCGCCAAACCTTCGGCGTTGCTGCTGTCGATTGGCGCGGCGTTTACAAGTATCACAACGCCTAGTCGATTTACTCGCTTTCAATTCACAAAAAAACTTGAGGAAAATTCAATATGTTCAACGCTTATCCTTTGCATGATTTTATCTACGGAGGCGACGACTTTATTGGCGGCGCAACTCTGGCCGCGACTGTCGGCGAGGGACTCTGGAAGATTACTGACACCAGCTCAGCCGGTACGCCAACCTATACCAAAGATGCGGCTGCTCACGGCGGCGTAGTAACTTTGGCTTTTGACTCACAAACTGAGATTCAAAATGTTTGCTTGGACTTTGGCGACAAACTACAGCTCGATATCGACTCGCTGATTGAAGTCGAATTTCGAGTTAAGACTGTCGCTACGCTGGACTCGGCAACAACCCTAACGTTCGGCCTGCAATCAAATCGTGCTGACAATACGGACTCGACTACGAACAACGTGCAGTTTAAGCTAGTCGGCTCAAACGCGGTACTTATCGAAACAGATGACGGTACGACCGACAACGATGACAAGGCGACTGGGCAAACGCTGGTCGCAACCTTTCGCCGTTTTGTTATTTCGTTCGCTGCTGGCAAGAGTGACGTTCGCTTTTTCATCGACGGCGACCGAGTTGCTTCGGCAACCACGTTCACGATGGCCGCTGCTACTGGTCAGCTTCAGCCGTTCGTCCAGATTCAAAAGACCTCGGACAACAACACCGACAGCGTTTCAATCGATTACATCGGCTGGAAGGCTCGACGGGTCTAATCAATGACGCTACGCGAATCTATCGCCAGCGATGCGGTCTCGGTGTTCTTGTCTTCTGATGAGTTTGCCGAGACTGTTGTCTATCATCCTCGCAGTGGCGGCTCTCGGACGATTCTCGCCATCGTCGACAGGGAGCCGCCTGCGTTGATGGACGATGCAGGCAATATGCTCGCTTTGTCTTTCATGCTCTACGTTGCCAACTCGGCAACAAGCGGCATTACTGCTCAGGAAATTGATACGGGCGGAGACGAAATTTTGATTGCTGCTCGCGTCAATGACGCTCAGAAAAAGACCTGCACGATTGTTCGCGTTATGGACAATGACCACGGCATGCTACAGTTGGCGGTTAAGTAAAAATGGCTACGGCAATCTGTGAACAAATCGCACTGAAGGTTTCGCAGCGGCTTCAGCTAATTTCTCAAAGCAGCGGTTATGAGACGACTGTAGCTGGAACTGTAATTCGTGCTGAAAAAATCTGGAATGGAAATCTGAAAGATTATCAAATCACAATCACGCAGACTTCCAACACATATAACGAAACGATGAGCCATCCCGGCAATCCGCCAGCGATTGCTTGGGATTTAGTTTTTACTGTCTTCGGAGAAATCAGGCCGAGCGAAGACGATACGATGAGCTTCGATGCGCTTTGCAATGAGTTTGCAAGCGATATGGTCAAGGCGATTACGGTCCCGGCTGCAAGCTGGCACAACTGGGACGGGCTCGCAATCAATACGGTTTTCAACACAATTACAAACGTTAATGCTGAAGAAATAGGCGGCGCTCGTTTAGAGTTTACAGTCATCTATCGCACAGATGAAACAAACCCTTACACGGTGAGAACCTGAGCGATGGCCGTAACGATGAAAATCAGAGAAGAACATGCTCAGGAGCTAGAGCAAGCCCTGCGCGATATACCGGGCGGAATCGAAAAAGCATTTGCTCGCGCCTCGATGCGCGTCGCCAAGCAAGGCGTTACTCTGATAAGCACTGATATAACAGGTCGCGTAAACATAAAGAAAAAAGACCTCAAGAAGGTTTTGCGCTCAAAGAAGCGAGGCAATACTTCAGCGATAAGCGAGCTGGACAAATCGGGAAGATTTCCGCTTAAATACTTTGGGGCCAAGCAGGCCAAAAAAGGCGTGACCTACAAAATAGAAAAAGGCGGCAAGCGGTCACTGGCCCTGAGCGCGTTTGGTCCTGAGATTCCTCGACTCGGCAGGCATGTATTTAAGCGAGCATCGCCGGTCGAAGTGCCGCTGAAATACAAAGGGCGAAATAAAGGCAAAAAAAAGCGACACGACAACTTGCCAATTATTCCTTTGTTTGGCGTTTCTCCGTGGGGAACCTTTGTAAGAAACAAAATGCTTGAGCCAACAAAGCTGAAACTGCAAATCGCATTTGAGCGGCGAATAGAATCTGAGGCTCGCTACCTTATCGACCAACACTTAAAAAAAACCGGAGGGACTGAAAATGCCACTAATTAAACGCAAGCACGTTCTTGCTGCAAAGATTGAAACGACTAGCGGAACGGCTGAGACTCTCGCCGGTGCTGACGCTGCGTTTAATGTTTTCGACCTGACGATGCAGCCGACGATTACGATGACTCCTCGAATGGGCAACGGTAGCTTTTCAAGCATGACGGCAATCCGCGAGCTGAGCGGCGGAACCTGCACGTTCAAGACTGAGGTCTACGGCAGCGGAGCTGGCGGCGTACCGGGCTGGGCTTCGACCTTTCTGCCTGCCTGCGGCTGGAGCGTCAGCACAGGTACATTCAGCCCGAAGACAGAAGCACCGGGAACTAATGTGAAAACCCTTACGCTTGGGGCTTATATTGACGGCAAGCGAAAGCTGATGCGTGGCTGTGCCGGGACGTTCAAGATGATTTTTGAGACCGGAAAGATTGCCGTTATTGAATGGACGTTTACTGGCGTTTGGGTTGATGTAACGGACTTGGCAATTCTTGCTCCGACCTATCCGACAGCCCTGCCGCTGCGAGTTGGAAACGCGACGTTTACCATCGGCAGTTGGTCGCCCTGCTTTGCTCGGCTTGAAGTCGATGCAGGCAATACGGTTATCCTTCGCGAGTGCGCGACAAACTCAGACAATAGCGGGTATGCTGCGGCAATGATTACAGACCGAAACGTTGTGGGCTCGATTGACCCAGAATCTACGCTTGTATCTGAGGCGAATCCTTATGGCGACTGGCTCAGCCATACTGAGCGAGCGCTGGCGTTTGACCTTGAAAACACTACAGACAAGTTTGCAATCAATGCTCCGAAGTTTCAGATTACAAATGTGCAAGAGGCTGACCGGAACGGAATCGTAACGGATACGATTTCCTTCCAGTGCAACCGCAGCGCGGCGGCTGGCAACGATGAGCTGACAATCGTTTTTTCTGCACCTTAGGTTTAATAGTTGAGGCGAGACAATGGGGCGAGCGTTAGAGCCGGGCTATCGGTTTCCAATTTACTTAGACTACGACGAGGAGAAACCAGAAGACCAGCGACCGACGATTTTTATTGTTGCTCTGTCAATGCGAAAGCATGAGCAGTTGGCCGAGGTCTGGGACTCTGCACCAAAGACAACTTCAAAAGAGTTCTTTGATTACATTGCGGACGCATTGGCAAACGTAATTACAGGATGGAAAAACTTTCGAGACCCACAAACAGAAAAAGAAATTGAGTTCAGCCGGGACTCGCTGAAAGATGTTTTTACTTTTGGTGAAGCTCGCGAATTGTTTCGGAAAATTTTAGCAAGCGGTAGCGTTAGCAAGGACGACGAAAAAAACTAAGAACGGCAGCTCTAATCCGGCAGGGGCTGCTGTGTAAGCATTGCACAGGAAAAAAATGCGTTGACGAACCGACAATAAACTGTTCGGTTTCTATCGCGTGTCCAAGGTGCAATGAGGCCGGGTGCGATGATTGCAATCAGACCGGATTTTTTGAGCTGACGAGTTGTCCTAAGCGGCTAATCAGCAAAGAGTTGCTGAGAGCAATCAGGCTTGCAGATTTAATGAAAGAAGGCATCCCGCCAGTTAGCGGCGGCGTGCTAGACCAATCAGCGTGGTTTGTCAGTTTGTATGAGATGTTTCGCAGTGAGCAATCAAGAGCCGAGAGCGAAGCGTATAGACGAGAACGATAATCATGGCTGAATCAATTCAAATAATTCTTGAAGGCGTTGATGATGCTACTCCTGCGTTTGAGCAGGTCGCCGAGCAAATCGCCAACACTAGCAGCGAAACGAAAAAGCTCTCAGGGACGTTTTCTAAAATCTTCGGCTCGATGGGACTCGATGAGCTATCGGCATTTGCTGGGC